TTAAGTCTTCAAGCACGTCGATATCAAGTAATGTCTTGACCGACATCTCCACGGTAACTGTCATTTTCCTCATCGATCCCCCGGTCTTTCTTCCATTGTCGCACAATGTGGTCTGCCTCGGGCCCGGCATCGTGGTGCCGGTCTAAGACGTACCGGAACACCTCCATGCCTTTCTCGGAGTTCGGGTGATGCTCCATGCGAAAATTCGCCAAGTCCAGCGTCTGAAAATACTTATCCATTGATTTCCTCCAGTTCCGCCAGCCACCAGTCTAGGTCACCAGCCTTGTATTCGTCGAATGCTTGCTCGACCAGCTCTGGCCTGCCAAGGCGCTTAGCCTCGGCATTGATCGCCGCTCGCTGAGCTACCCCGCGTTTCCAGACCTTGTGATCATCGCTGTACTCGAAATACCAATCGTGGTTGCGCAGCATCTCAATCAGAGTCTGCATTGTTTGTCTCCGTTGTCAGATGATAATCCTTCAACACCACCCCGAGTTTCGCGTCACCACGACGATGCTCTCTGATCCACGTCTTGCGTTTGATCTCGCCGAACTCGTCCTTGTAGATGCGCCAGTGGCCTCTTACCTGATGCAGTCGTTTGCCGTAGGCTTCCTCGCGGCAGGGAGGCTGCTTGATCTCGACACCGTCCGGTTTGGGCAAAAGAATCTTGCAGCGGTAATACGAATCAAACGGTTTGATGTTGGGGCGTTTACCTTTGCTGCCTTGATTGCGGTTTAGGCTCGCAGGCTTCGTCTCGATGAACGGGTAGTTCAAGATCTCTATGATCTTCATGGTGAGGCGTTGGGCGAAAGGTGCGAACCATTCTCCGAGGAACCAGCCATCTTCTATGTCGTCTTGCGCCTTCCCATAAAACCAATCCATCGTATCGCAGGACACGCCTCGCAGGATCTCTTGATACTCGGGCAACAGATTGTTGACGAACTTTTCTGGCACTGGGATGTCGAAATGCATACCCGACCTACTGTGCTTTTTGTCGCGATCCCAAGTGAACACAGGATCGCCTTTCCACAAACCTTGCTTCTTCAATTCTTCCGCGTTTGTAATCCCAAACCATTTTTCAGAGCGTACTGGGATTACTTTATTACCCAATTGATTACGCAGCTCTGCGTCTTGAGGAACGTCTGACATATCGCCGATGCCGCCGGAGAAAGTCTGAATCGTGAAGCCGGTGGCAAGCGGGTGTCCTCCCACTCTGAGTCCTCTGCATTGTTCAAGATCCTGTATGTATTGCCCGATCACCCTTGGCGCAAACAGCCACTTTTCTTCAAGGTTGTCAGGGTTCTGTAACGGCCAAGCATTCAGCGAGTGGTGCATGTCACCGTCATTCCTGCTGAAGTTCTTTTGTGGCTGTTCAACGGCTAATACTTTCTCAAGCGAAGGGTCAGTAAAGACGAGATGATTGTATTTATCAGAGCTGAACTCGAGCCAACACCGCTTGAATGGCAGCCGAAAGTTTTTGACGGCTGCAACAGCATCACGTTGTAGTTGCAAAAACAGCGGTAGCTCAAGCTCATCAAAAGGCTCCTTGAGGTGACGAATCGACAGGAGCCTCTGAATCTCGGGAGAGTAAAAAGCCTCTTCGACAACACCGTCCTCGACAAGAAACTTACGAGTGATCTGCAAGTCGTTTTGCAACATCTTTTTGTAGTCTCTCACTTCTTGGAGACGAGTTTGATCGTCCTGCGGTATTTGTTCGAAAAACCAAAACCGCTTTTCAGGTTTCTTGAGCGCAGAGACCATGGCTCCATGCAGTTCGCCTACATCCATTTCAATCATCACTCTGCCCTCCAAACTCAGCGAGCTTTTGCTGAATACTCGTCCACCGCGCTTTCAGCTCGGCTTCCTCGTCTTTGTTATAGCACTTGTACCAGAAGCAGGTTCCGATTAGCCCGTTGAGTCGAGGATCGTCGGAGCTGCTACGCATGAGCGTAGACAGCATCTCGATCTCTTCGTTGGTTAGCTGGACGTATTGTGTTTTCAATTTAGTCATTGATGTGCTCCCAACCGTAAGCAGGAAAGGCTTTGCGAATCTCTTGATCGATATAGTCGAAGTAGTCATCGGAATCAGGTTGCAAACCACGATGAAGAGCTGCGCCATGCAGCCCGATTGCGAACGAATACATCTGGTGTTCGTACTGAGACTGAGGGTTGTTGAACCAAGTGTTCTTCTCGGCCCATCGCTTTGCTTTCTTTGTTGGCTTCGGAAATGCCTTGAGCACGCCGATCCGATGGAGCCAGCTTTTCAATTTGTCTAACAGCTTTTTCATCACGCCACCTCCTGCGCTGGTTCGATGAACGGATTTACTAAGGTGCGACGCAGCTCGCGATAGACTGTTTTGAACGCATCGCCGTGCGCCTTGCGATAGGTCTTTCTAAGGTAACGAGTGAACGGGCCGTACAGCATCTGAATGTGATGGGCCACCTCATGCGCGACCAAGCACTTGAGCAACAGCTCAGGGTCTGTGCAGTTAGTGATGCTGCCAATCACAGGATCATTGGCAAACGACTTGTATTCGTGAAAAGAGGTAAGGCTTTCTCGAAAGTGCCGAACATCAATAGAAATGTGTCGAGCACTACCGTAGCTGCGTTGGTTGCGATACTTGGTTTCGACTCGTAATCGCTTGAGAGCGTCTGCGTAGGTTAAAGGTCTAACCCTCGGGTATGTCACTCCGATTTGAACCTCGTATTGTTTCTTGCAAATCTCTCGCAGGCACTGCTTTGCGAATCTAACGACGAGCTTATGCTCGTCGGGTGTCACGTTGTGGCCGCGCTTTGAACGTATGGTCATCTTATAGCTCCCTTACGAAACGCATTTCTGCTTTGCTCAGTTTCTTTACGCCAAGAGCAGGAAAGCGAGCAAACGTGTAGGTCGGCGTCTGTTTGTAGATCCAGCCATTGTGAAAGCCAGACTCATGGTGATAGCGGATGGGCGTAAAGCCGCGATTGCGAACTTTGCGCTTGGTTGGGTTTTTGATTTTGAATTTCATCACGCTCTCCTTAAAAAATTGCTAGTCCGCTCTGGTCGCTGTAAAAGCGCATTACCTTGGGCTTGTAACCTTCGGCCTCGAACCTGACTCTCGCAAAGTATTGACCCGCACAATGAGGGCCGTCGCTCTCCGACCACATTGGCTTGATTTCCCAAGAGGCGGAAATTTTGATGTTGCGGTTACGACGCTTGAACAGTCTTTTAGCGATTGCCAGAGTCGGTTTTTTGATCGAGTGCTTCATTTGCACCTCCACTTTGTTGATGTCAGGGACATCTTAACACTATGCGTGTCTGTGTGCAACACTGTATAAAAACAAAAAAACAGTTGCATATCGACACGCATACCTTTAAGGTGAAATTTCACTTACAGGAGAAATGTGATGGAACTCAAAATTTATTTAGACGCTTGGATCGCTCAAGAGGATGACGGAACGGTTGTTCTCAAGCGCGGGTATGACCAATTCGTTCAAGACCTTGAAAACTTGTTCGAGCGAAATCGAATACGGGCCCTTGATGAAGCAGCTCGCTCTGTCTCAATGCTCAAGGCTCAAGAGGGAGGAGTTTGATATGAGTTATATCGCACAACTTCGCCTTGAACGCATTTATGGCGACACATGGCATAGCTCGGACACCCTGAGTTCGTTTATGCCAATCTTTGCTGCACGAATTGAAGAGCACACTGAATTTGTCAAGGCCTACGCTGACCGCTTGATGCTAGAAAACTTGGAGCGCGGAATCGTAACCGCAGATGAATTGGAAAAATCTGCGAAGCAGCTACAAGATTGGCGCACAAAAAGAGAAGCAGAACTATCTCAAGACTTAGCCAAGGTGGATGCCAGAACTGTTGAATATCAAAAAGTGTTGAAAGCTACCGCCCTCAAGGAGGCGAAGTAATGAGCGCAGCTAGGAAGAAAGTTTTTTACAATCGCGTGCGACGAGCTTGTATGAAGCACGGCTTCGAGATTGAGTATCAAGGCGCACCGCCCAAGACTTACTCGGCCGTCGAGTTGGTCAAAGACGGATCCGTTATGTTTGCGGACAGATCGAACGACGGTCGTCCTTTGAACATCGATTGGGAGCGCCTTTACAACGAGATGCTCAAGTGGCTTCGAGGAGACGGCCGATGAGCGTTCGAGCGATCAAGCAGATCAATCGCGTGTTCGGCTACGTTCGCGTGTCCACAAAAGAGCAGGTTCGATCCGGCATCTCACTCGAGACTCAGCAGCAGGCGATAACAGAATTTGTTCGTGACAAGTACAACCGCGAGGTCGATGAATTTTTTATTGATGATGGCGTGTCCGGCACTCGACCGATTCTGGAGCGCGATGGCTCTCGGGCATTGACTGACACAATCGATCAGCATGACGTTGTCGTCTGCACTCGACTAGACCGACTGTCTCGCAACGCCGGCGACTTGCTCGGCATGATTCCAACGCTCGAGGACATTGGTGTCACTCTGTTTTTCTGTGAACAGTTTGGCGACGTGCCGATCTGTTACCCGAAGGCGGTTGACGCAAAGGGTCTCGGCTCACGCTTCGATATGAACGAGATGGCCAACAAGATAATGCTGATGGTGCTTTCGGCCGTGAGCGAGATCGAGCATGCAACCATCAAAGACCGCTTCGGCGAAGGCAAGGTGGACTGGGCGTCCCGGGGATACTTCATCGGCGGCAAAGTGCCTTACGGCTATCGAGTCGAGCCCGAAAAGATCGGCAACAAAACCCGCGGCAAGTTGGTTGAGGTGCCCGAAGAGCAAGCGGTGCTCAAGACCATTTATGCTTTGGATAAGCGCGGATACGGCGCCAAGCGAATTGCCGATCAGGTCAACAGCTTGCATTACGGGGTGAATATAAAGTATTCCAAGGTGCGCAAGATCTTGAATCGCAAGTTTCAGGGTTTGCCGAACGTCGCGTGACGGCTATGATGAGTTTTCAACAGGAGGCGCCATGACACCTTTGGAAGACATACAAGAAGCGATCCGAATATTGGAGGCTTCTCTGGCTACAGATTTTATGACGGATTCTGTGCGCGACATCATGACGACCGCGGTTGCTCATCTGAAAGACGCTGCGTCTAAGTTAGGCGGATAGGATGTCTCAAGAAGGTTGGGGTCGCGGGACATGGGGCCAAGGCGCTTGGGGCACACCGCTTAGCATCGATGTAAGCCCAACGGGTCAGGCAGCAACCGCCGGCGTCGGATCACCGAGCGTTGTTGCCAAAGCAAATGTCACGGCGACCGGGGTGGCTGCTACCGCGTCAGTTGGATCGGTTACCGTTATTGCGAAAGCGAACGTCTCCCCGGCTGGGCAAGGCGCCACCTCTGGCGTCGGATCGCCCACGGTGGTCGCCAAGGCAAATGTCACACCGGCGGGCCAAGGCGCAACGTCCGCGGTCGGATCGATTCAGGTGGTGGCCCGGGCCATCGTGCAGACATCGGGTCTTGGTGCATCAAGCGGGATCGGTGCCCCGAGTGTTGTGGCGAAAGCAAACGTCACCCCCGCAGGTCAGTCCGCTACCTCCGGTCTAGGCACGCCAACACTCGTTACCAAAAACAACATCGACGTTAGCGGTCAAGGCGCGACGGCTTCGGTCGGGTCGGCAACCACGGTTGCAAATGCAATTGTTCAAGTGACCGGGCTTGCGATGACTGCCTCTGTGGGCGCTCCGCTCATCTGGGGCGAGATAGACACGAGTCAGACCCCGTCCTACAATTCAATTAGCACAACACAATCCCCCGGCTACGCAGAAATTAGCACAAGCCAGTCGCCGGGGTATGAAGAGATAAAAGCCGGCAGGGATGCCGCTTAGAAAAAACGAGGAAAATCAATATGGTAGCTTACACCAACGACCTCCGCTTATCGGAATTGGCCACGGGAGAGGGCTCAGGTTCGTGGGGAAATACCACAAATTCTAACCTCGAATTAATTGCAGAGGCATTTAGTTTTGGCACGGAAGCTATTACGACTAATGCTGATACTCATACTACTACTATTGCTGATGGGTCTACTGATCCGGGCCGGTCTCTCTTCCTCAAATACACTGGCACTCTGGATTCAACTTGCACCATCACTATAGGGCCGAATACGGTCAGCAAACTCTGGTTCATTGAGAATGCAACCAGCGGATCGCAGAGCATCATTATCAGCCAAGGTTCTGGCGCGAGCATCACCATACTTAATGGTCAGACCAAAGCGATTTACAGCGATGGTGCTGGGTCAGGCGCTGCGATGGTTGATGCGTTTACGGACTTAGCCGCTGCAAGTTTGTTTGTCGATGGTGATTTAGCCTCTAATACTGCCGGTACTTCTAACTTCCGCGCAGGTGTCAACGCAGGTAACAGCATCACCTCTGGCGGCAACTATAACGTGGTTGTGGGCGATGAAGCGGGTACGGCTTTGACTACGGGTGATAACAACGTAGCCATCGGGTTTGAGGCGTTAAGCACTGAAGATGCTAACGGCGACAACGTAGCTGTTGGGTATCAGGCTCTCAAGACACTCAACGCTGGGGAGGACGCTTTTAACACAGCTATTGGTTATACCGCTGGTACGGCAATGACTACGGGTATTCGCCATGTACTTATCGGAGGTTTGGCTGGAAAAGCTCTAACCTCTGGCGATAAAAACGTAGCAATTGGATACTCTGCCTTACAGTCAGACACTCTTGGTAGCAGGTCTGTAGCTGTTGGACATGATGCTTTACAGGCTCAAAACTTTACTACTGCTACAACTGCTTACAACACCGCAGTCGGTGAGGCCGCAGGTCTTTTAGTCACTACGGGAGTTCAAAACACTCTCATTGGTGCTCTTGCAGGTGACGCTCTAACTACCGGCTATAATAACGTGGCAATTGGCGTTGAGGCATTAACGACAGATACTCAAGGCGCTCAAAATGTCGCTATCGGTAAAAGCGCGTTACAAAATCAAAACTTCACAACTGCGACTACTTCTTACAATGTAGCCGTTGGTATGCAAGCAGGAGCGTCAGTCACCACGGGAACCAACAACACCATAGTTGGTGGTCTTGCAGGTGACGCTTTAACAGACGCAGATTTTAACGTCGCGGTAGGTAGATCGGCTTTAACTGATGACACGCTTGGCAGCAAAACTGTCGCAGTTGGTTACAATGCTTTAGGGACACAAAACTTCACCACAGCTACGGATACTTACAACACGGCAGTTGGGTTCCAAGCAGGTGTGGCAGTCACCACGGGAAATAACAACACTCTCATTGGTGGTCTTGCAGGAGATGCTCTGACCACGGCGACTGACAATGTTGCTGTGGGTAAATCAGCCTTGAGTGCAGACACAAAAGGTACGTTCACTGTCGCGGTTGGGACAAATGCCCTCGCCTCACAAAACTTCACGACTGCAACCACTAGCCACAATGTTGCTGTTGGCCTGAACGCAGCCAACTCACTCACCACGGGAATCCAGAACGTTATCATTGGTGCTCTAGCAGGTGATTTTCTTTCAGACGCTGATAGCAATACGGCTGTAGGTTACGGTGCATTGTCGGGTGACGCTTTGGGTAGTCAATCTGTTGCTATTGGACATCTTGCCTTGGTGAGTCAAAACTTTACTACTGCAACCGCTAGCTACAACGTTGCTGTTGGGGCGTCAGCAGGAGCGGCAGTCACCACGGGAATCCAGAACGCCATCTTTGGTGGTCTTGCTGCTGATTCTCTTACGGATGCGGACTTTAACACAGCCATCGGTTATGCCGCTTTGACCTCAGACACGCTTGGATCTAGAAGCACTGCGATTGGGTACAATGCACTTACCTTTCAAAACTTCACTACGGCTACGGATTCTTACAATACGGCAGTTGGTTTTGATGCTGGACAAAGAGTCACCACGGGACGCAAGAACACCTTCGTCGGTGCGCTTGCAGGTGATGCGTCCACCACATCAAGTGACAACACTGCTATTGGATACGCCGCTCTTAGTGCAGTCTCTGGAGGCACAAACACAGCAGTTGGTTCAGGCGCTTTGAACGTAACCACTGGATTTGACAACACTGCATTAGGAACGAGTGCTGGGGCAGATATCACTTCTGGGGATAACAACCTTGCTCTTGGACACGATGCTTTGAGGTCAGGTAGTCCGGGTGGCCCAGCAAGCACCGACAATAATGTTATTGGTTTGGGCGATGAAAACATTGCCTCTCTTCACTGCCAAGTAGCTCTCACTGTCTCTTCTGACCAACGCGATAAAACAGACTTTGTTGGTTTAGATTTAGGACTAGATTTTGTAAAAGCCCTAGAGCCTGTTACCTATTATTGGGATAAACGAGCAAAATATCTCAACAGAAATAACGAAGATGGTACTCCAAATAAGGACTACGACCTTGATTCTGTGACGCCAGACGGTACGCACAAAGAGGATTGGATGGATGTTGGCTTCAAAGCTCAGTCTGTACAAGCGTTAGAAGAAGCCGCTGGGTATACATCCTCTGCTAAGAAAAACTTGACCGTATCGGTGAATTCAGACGGTAAACAACTTGGCTTGCGATACGAAAAGTTCATACCAATCTTAGTCAAAGCTATTCAAGACCAAGACGCAATCATCACATCACTGACTGCGCGTATCACCGCGCTAGAATCATAAGGAGGACATTATGTCTGAAGTAAGAACCGACGAAGAAAAAGCGAAGATGTACCAAGCCATGTTGGATGGCGCGAATGTCATTACCAGTGTGCTGGATAGCAGCAACGAATATGGCAACGACCTGACCAATACTGAAAAGCAGGCAAAGGTTTTGCGTAGCTCTGGATACCTAGAGTATGGCAAAGCTCTTGGCGATTGGGGGTCAGAAGACTTCTCTGCCATTGACTCTGCTGTAACAGCCGCGAAAGCATATACACCGTAAGGAAAAATAGACCGTGCAAATTAACCTAGAAGAACACGACATCAACGTAATCCTAGCGATATTGGGCGATATGCCAAGCAAAACTGGGACTTGGCCTTTGATGATGAAAATAAAGGTGCAAGCTGACGCGCAACTCGTTGAGCCAGAAGAAGATGAAGGCGACGAAGAAGAGACTGAAGAAGTCGTAAATGGCTGAGATTCAGTTTCAGATGCACCCGCTGCCGTCAGTATTTCTGATGGAGTTGGACATCCCGACAGAGTTCGTTGAATCGTGTAACGACTACCTTGATGAGCTAGTCACACAAAACGATAAGGTCAGCGCAGCGCATACGCTCGTAGGCCAGATTAAGACTGGCGAGCAGCTTGTAATGGATCACGAAGATCCAAGGCTGGCACCGTTTTCTAAGTTCTTGTGCGAGATGGGCGTGACGTATATTAACCAGTTTATGGCCCAATCTGGTCAGGTGCTGGACGGGAACAGAAACGTCGAAATGGATGAGCTATGGTCAGTCCACAGTTATGAGGGTGACTACAACCCGATACACGATCATGGTACTAAGACGGTAATGGGTATTAGCTGTACGACATGGACTAAGGTGCCGCCACAGATAGTGCAGGGGCCAAGGCCGGGATCGCAAGAATACGGGCTATATAATGCCAGCGGTGAAAGCGACGGCTGTTTGTGCTTCAACTACGGGCAGTCAAGCACATGGGATAGAGAGCGGCTGAAGCCTACTCAGAACGTAGTGGTAAGGCCGCAAGTGGGTAGGCTATATATGTTCCCATCGTGGATGCAGCACATGGTTTACCCCTTTCAGGGCGAGGGAGAACGAAGGACAGTAGCTGCCAACATAAATTGCTTTCCTGTGCAGAATGAAGGAGCCGTAAATGACACTCACTGAGAAGGCAATAGCCCAGATCGAAGCGCACGAAAGGGAGTGCGCGGTTCGCTACGAGGCTATCGAAAAGCGCCTCGCTTCTGGCAGCAAGCGATTTGACCGTCTTGAAATGATGATTTGGGGTGTTTATGTCACCGTTATTGTTGCGGTAGCTCTGCCCCAGCTACTGGCCTAACAGGATAGTTAAGCGGTGGTGATTGAGAGCGTTGCAGCCGCATCTGCTGCACTGAGCGCGATCAATGGCTTGATCCAACAAGCCAACGAAACCGGCAATGGTGTTCAGCAATTGATGGGCACTATCAGCGATTTTGGTGAGGCCATCACCGACTTCGAGGTCAGGAGAAAAAGCAGCGCGTTTCGGCCCTTGAGTCAGAACGAGCTGCTCCGGCTCGCGATGATTAAGAAAAGCTATGACCGGCACTGGAAGTCGGTTCACGATTTGCTCGCAATGGTCGATCCAGAGATGTTGGAGTCGTTCAAGCAAGCGAAGGCTCAACAAGAACACGACAGGCAAGCTAACCTCAAGATGATTGCTCGAAAGAAAGCACAGCGCAAACATCTTATTAATCAAATACTGGTGGGCGCTACGACGTTAATCGTCGGTGGAGGGATTATCGCAATGGGCTTTGTAATTATTTTAAAGGTGTACGGTTGAGCGTATCGGAAAAAATACTCTGGGCCGTACTCATCAGCGGCATCGCTGTCCCGACGCTTCTGTTCGCCGCTAGTTACTGGCTAGACCTGTCATGATCATGGCTTTCTTGCTTATTGTTGTCGTAGACAACGCGCCCCTCGATGAACGATTTTTCTTTCGCACCGTGGATAGATGCAATTTTTTTGCACATATGATTGAATCTGGAAAGTATAAAATGGTGCAAAATAATAGAATGTCATCACAACAAAACGTGACGGCGTACTGCATCCCGAAGTATGCACCGCCGAATACAAGGTTCTGGGATTAGGTATGGCCAGTAAGAAGCTGGAACCCAACTCCGAGTATAGTCAATTCGATAAAAATAATGACGGCGTCGTATCGGATGAGGAGCTGGAATTTTCACGTCAATTAGAGGAGCTGAAGATCTCCAGCGAAAAGGCAGACGCGCAACGAGCGATGGCTTGGTTCGCTTTGTGGGGAATGTTGCTGTACCCGACGTTGATCGTGGTGTGCAGTTTTATCGGACTAGACAAAGCCGCGTCGATTCTCTCCGAGATCGCGAGCGTATATTTCGTCGCCATAAGTGCCCTCGTCGCAGCGTACTTTTCGGCGAGCGCATGGGTAACAAGAGGTAAAAACGGAAAATGAGTATTGTTGCATCTTTGGTTCCCGCCGTAACGGGACTGTTAGATAAGTTCATCGAAGACAAGGATCAGAAGAACCTCCTTGCTCATGAAATCTCAACGCTAGCTGACAAACAAGCCGCTGAGAACGCCCTCGCTCAAATCGAAGTAAACAAGATCGAAGCCAAGGGCAACTGGTTCCAAAGTTCATGGCGTCCACTTGTCGGCTGGGTTTGTGCGATAGCTTTTGCTTGGCATTTTGTCATTCAAAGTCTACTAGTTTTCGCTTTCACTTATGCAGGTGCCGAGGTTCCTGATCTGCCTGAGTTTGATATGTCAGCGTTGCTCACTGTCCTCGGTGGCCTCTTGGGGCTTGGCTCGCTTCGCACCTTTGAGAAAACAAGGGGTATCAACAAGTGATGAGAGTGACGAGCAGCGAGGGTGTGGCTCTCATTAAAAAGTTTGAAGGCTGCGAGCTTGAGGCGTATCAGTGCTCGGCTGACGTATGGACTCTCGGCTATGGCCACACCTCTGGTGTTTCAGAAGGCGACACTTGCACGGCTGAAGATGCAGAGTCGATGCTGACCGAAGACCTTCAAGAGTTCGAGGGATATGTTAATGATTTTGTTGATGTTGATCTGACGCAAAACCAATTTGATGCACTGGTTGCATGGACATACAACCTCGGCCCCGGCGCACTGAAAGAATCGACCCTGCTACGCAAGCTAAATGAAGGCGACTACAAGGACGCACCATATCAAATCAAACGCTGGAACCGAGCAGGCGGTAAAGTGGTGGACGGCTTGGTGAGACGACGCGAAGCAGAGGCTCTTCTATTTAAGGGAGAGCCTTGGGAAGATGTCTGAACTTCCCCTCAAAGATTTCGACATATTATCTGATCAAGAACAGCAGGAAGCGGTTGCGCTGCTGCATAGATATCAACAAATAGAAAAGCAGGACGAGTGTCAGGGCGACTTCATTACGTTTGTCAAAAGCCAGTGGCCTGACTTCGTTGAGGGTCGGCATCACAAAATTATCGGTGAAAAGTTCAATGATATTGCGCAAGGCAAGCTGAAAAGACTGATTGTTTGCCTGCCGCCCCGCCACACAAAATCTGAGTTTGCCTCCACGTTTTTCCCCGCTTGGATGATGGGCTTGCGGTCAAACC